TAATCCGTTTGCCATTATCTTCTTCCTCCCGGTTGAACGTCTAATCTGAATGTACCAAGTTTCCAGTCTTGATTCAATCCATCATTTTCTACCTTAAGAGCAACCGATCTTGCTCGAGCTCTAGTATCAACTTTATTGGTACTTGATGTAATGGTAAAAGGACCTAACGTTGAACTTACTTGAGCAGCATTAGGATAATCTCTAAGGTTTAATGTAATTTTTGTATTGCCGGTTTGAGATAAAAAGTCAGGTATAAATCTTCTAATAGACATAAACACTTCACCATCTCCTCTAAAGGTTACACCCTCTTTTTCAGTTTGTGTAATATCAAAATCTCCCGATTCAATGTTTGAAGTTATAGCCGTAGCGGTTCCACCAGCTACTTCGTTAACTCCTGTTTCATGTTCAAAGTATGTTGTAATTCCATCTGTGTTTCCACCTACAAATGTAGATTCCGTAGAAGCTTGTGTTCCAGAGTCATTGTATTTAGTTGCATGAGGTCTACCAAACACAGCTGAGTCTTGCCACGTAGTTCTAGCTAAACTTCCAGTAGTCCATATTCCTCTTTGAGCAGAGGAATCAATATAGTTATAACAAACCATTCTATTAATAACGGTAGAGTTTTCTGTACAATAAAACCAAACTACTTCTCCAAATAGATTATTTAAACCTGCACTAATTAATTGATTAGCAGTTGTATTAAGATCATCGTAAACATAGTCTTCAACTAAACAGTCCATCGATTCTAGTTTACCAGTGTATCTAAAGAAACCGTTTTCAGACATCCAATAGGCCGCACCATCTACTTCTAGACATGCGTTCTTTCCAATTAATCCACAGTTAGTTCCGACTTGATCAAACGAGAATGTAAACGGTTGACCTACAAAACGCATCGTAAACATCGCAGTATCAGTCCAAACGTAAATTGCATCTCTACCTCTTTTAGCTCCTCTAATTTCAGATCCATCAGCTAGTCTTTGTGTACCAGCGGTATTGGTTGCTGTGGGAGCGTAAGTATTAATATCCTCCTGAGAAGAGAAACGAATAAACATATTATCTTGAGTACTTGCTGTACCTATAGTGGTTTCTGTTCCAAAAAATACTAAGTGCCTGTCGGGTGTAGATACTAACACATCTCTAGAAGCGGTAGGAGCTCCTGTAATAACTGTTGCTCTTGTGGTTGTAGCATTAGCATCATCTGCATCCCATTCAAAACATTTACCATCGGTAATTAACGCTATGAGTTTAGTTCCATAGTTGTCCAAGGTCCATGTTCCGGGCTTAATTACGTAGTCTCCAGAAGCCGGGTTTCCCCATCCAACATAGTCAGATGAGTTGGTGACGGTATCGCCGTCTGAGTGCGAAGCCGCGGTTGTATTTCTAACTCCTCTTGTGACACCGGTTAAAGTATTACCACTAATTCCTGTATAAGAGATTTCTTCTGTTCCAATTTGCACATATGAAGTTCCTGAGTCTGGGAACAAAGAAGCGTCTGTTAATACAATAGTAGTTGTAGAAGAGTTAATCGCTCCGTTTAAAGTTGTTGTATATTCACCAGCCACAGTACCGCCCCATTGACCAATGCTCCAACCGTCTCCGCCTAATTGTTTAGCGGGTCCGACTGAATAATATTGAAAATAAGTTATGCCTCCAGAAGTCGTGGCTCCTGAACCAGTTTCATTACTAGGCATTGTAATCGTAATAGTTGATCCTGTAGGAACACTTGTAACCATAAACTTTTTATCACAAAAATCAGAAGCTCCAAAGTTAGAACCCGTAATAGAACTAAAAGTTGAAGTTCCACCAAAAAGAATAATGTCCCCTTTTGAAAAACTGTGATCAGATCCAAAAGTAATGGTTACTTCTGCATCTCCATTAGTTGTACTAAAACAATTAGATAAAGCTGTACCTGATGGATTAACTAAAGGGTGAATGTCATAAAACACACCACCAGAATATACATATAAAATTCTGTTAGTTCCGATAGCGGAATACTTAACTTGGTTACTGTTTACAAAATGGTGAAGAGCTCGGGCTGCTCCGGTTAAATATTCTTCTCCTAGTTGAGCCCACCCTCCTATTTTCTCGGGTGTTGAGTACCTGAAACGTACATTATCTCCTCCAACCCATTGTCCTTCAGCGGTTGTAGGGGTAACTTGTTTATTAAATCCAGGCAAAAATCCTATCTTTTGTAGCATACAAAAATCCTTGTAATGAAAATATACTATATTTGCGGCGAGTTCAACCTAGTTTAGGTATGCCGAGTATAGGTCTTTTATCATACAAATTGGTCTTTGCAAACCTTCCATCTGCATGATTATAGTGAAGGAATACTTGACCACAGAGTGTACCTTGGAACGGTTCTCTCCAATGTTCTAATTCACAACCCGAATAAATAATCATATCTCCTGGGCTTAACGTATAGGGAATACCTTTAGGAGCTCCTGGTTTATGAATACCTTTGTATTCATTAATAACATTATTAGATCCGGTAGGGTCTATAAATATAGGCCATGGATCTCCCCCTAAATTAAGAGTGGTTGATATTTCACAACTCGGTCTATCTTTGTGTCTGTTTAGAATATTACCTGTTTTATATAATCTACAATAAGCATAGGTGGGAACTAATTTTAATCCGGTTTTCTTTTCCATTACAGGAATAGTTTTAATAAGTAATGTTTCCATTAAACGATCTGCATACTTTGCATAGGAATCAGGAACCTGTCTATCTTTAAAATTACCTATTAAAGGATTTCCTTCATGAGTAGCATTTTTTTGTAACAACCAATGATCGGCCTCAGCTGAGATTTGTAAATAACGATAAGCTATATCACAAATTTCTTTGGACACTGCTCTTTTAATAAGTTGATATTTATCTTTTTTAAATGTAGGCATTAGATACGGTTGGATAATAAGGAGGCATAATCTGATCAATCCTTCCTTTTTTATCTCTTCTTATTTGTAATTGATCTTTTAATTTAAATAAAGATCTAATTTCTTCATCAGTTTTTAATTCTCTTCCTTTTAAATCAAATGTTTCTGGAGTCCAAATATTAACAATAATAGGAACTTCTTTAATACCTAATTCTTTGGCAACAGCCATTCTATTATTGCCCACTGTTACTTTAATTATAGGTCCATAATGGTGTCCATACTCAGCATACACGGGTTCTAAAATTCCGTGTTTTTTAATAGAAGCCGTTAAATGGTCTTTAAAATTTTTTTCTGCAGGCTCATAAAATTCTTTTCTATTTAGAAAGTGAATTTGATCAATAGGTAGCTTTGTGTAAATTAGTTTGGTTTTCATCATTAGGGGTTTGAATAAAATTAAAAGAAACAGATACTCTCAAACTTTTATCTCCTTTAGCTTTGGTATTATTTTCTTCTACACCATGGGGAACCCATGCTGGAAACATAATACATCTTCCTTCAATAGGTGGAATTTTTGTTACTCTCCATAAAGGTCGTGGAAGATTAGGTACCCTTCTTGGTAAATTAATATTGGCTCCTGGTCTTGGGTCTTCTAACCATAAACAACCAGAATCTTGAGGGACTTGAATATAGTAAACCCCTGAAATATCTGTGTTGGGATGAATATGATATTTGTTATACGCATTAGGAGGATTAATATTGGCCCACATATTACCTAATCCTACTTTAGGTTCCATTCCATAGTCTTTAAAAATTTCTGTACACATTTGAAAAAGATGAGTAATCAAAGGTTGATATTCTTTTTTCTCATTCATATCAGTAGGGCTATGCCATCCTCCACCTGAATTAGTTTTTTCCACTGTAGAATCTTTTTTAGACCAAGCTTTTATATGTTTAAATAAATATTTATTTAAGTTCTTAGAATCGGGAAAGTCTTTGTGGTAAATAGGTGTTGGCCACATTAATTCTCTTTTAAGCATTATTTTAAAGGCGGTCCTCCAAACCACATAACTAGAGATCGTCTAATGCCTTTTTTAACAGGCGCTACTCTGTGTCGTAGGAACGATGCAAAGAAAATAGCTTGGCCTTGTTTTAAATCATTAGGTCGTTTTCCTTTATCCATAAACTCTAATTCTCCTCCTTTAAATTCTGAAGGATCAGAAAGTAAACATGTCATTGAGATCTTTCTCACAGTGGGTTCATGAGCAAAATTAGTATCAGAATCCATATGCCAATCATAAAAACCTCCTTTAGGGTATTCAGTAAATTGTCCTGGTTCTGTTAATTTCATACCATCAAAACCAAAATGATTTGAATTAGTTCTAAGCATAGTGTTTTCAATTGTTTGATACATCTCAGGCATTGTTTTAAATGGGATCCAACTAATAGTCGTTACTCTTTTTTTAGTATCATAAGATCCCTTTGTATTTCCTCCCCCTACTTTAGCTTGTTCTGGTTTTTGTGCATGACCTGCATCAATAATCATTTGACATTGTTTGGGTGTAAAGATTGGTTCGTTAGTTATAGCCATATACGATTTCCAACGTGGTTCATAAAGCATTATTTCCGTACCTCGCCAGCGGTTCTTGATGCAATTGGATCATACTCTACATCCATATTACAAACTAATGTTCTTCTTTTTTCTTTGTTTCCATTCCAAGGATAAACACAATGACGCATGTCATAAGGAAATACATAAAAATCTCCTAATTTAACATTGGGTGAATAATCTGTTTTGCAAAATTGTCCTCCGGAAGAACCTGAAATTTGAAGTCTTCCATTCATAGGTTTTTGTTCTGCTGAATATTCTACACCATAATCAGATGGAAGTTTCATAATCATAACTGAAGATAATCCTGTAAATAATTTTCCTTGGTGAATATGAATAGGATTATATTCTCCGGCTTTCATTTCATTAACCCAAACAGAGTTGATATCCATAGTATACTTCTCAATTCTATTCCAATCTAAGTAATGTTTAAAGACACTATAAAACCATTGTAATAAATCAGTTGGTAAAAAATTATGTTGATGCATCTTCTCAGTATTGGGTCCTGAAAAATGAAGAGAAACTTCGTCTTCAATTTTACCCACGAGTTGTTTGTTAGCTTTAGGAAGTTCTTTTTTTCTTTTTTCGTAAATCTCTGTAAGACCGGCGAACACTTCTACCGGCGTTTTATATTTAAGACAGGTTTGACCAAAGAATACAAAGTCAAAATCCATGCTTACTTCCTTTTAAGTTGTTTTGGTGATTTGCTATCGAGTGATAATTTCTTTTCTTGAATATTTTTTTCTAAAGCTTCTAATTGTCCTAAGACATTAAAGACTTCAGGCTGCGATGTTCCAGGAGTAATTGTTTTCTTTTGTTCTTGTAGTCTTAATAAATATGAATTGGCTTGGTGTGTATTAACATCTCTATCATCAAAAGAATTATCATGAAATTCTTTTTTAAGTTTAGACCAAGTTGATACTTCTCTCATTCTATGTTTAGCTACTAATTCCATTTGAGCTTTAGCATATAATTTTTCTTCTAATTCAACCTGCTTTAATTTTTTGTCTAATGGATCTTTTTCTTTCTTAACGTCTCTTCTTAATTTTTCTATTTCAATATCATTTTTTCTAGAATCAAAAGATAAATGAACTAAGTTTTCAAAGTGTGTATTTTGTTCTCTAACAGACTGCCAATACTTAGCTGCTTTCGTTGGATATTTATTGTCCGATAATACAGAAAATCTCATTTCAGTTTCTGTTCTAAACATCTGTTTCTTCATCCAAGTATCTTGAAGCTCAGGTATTAGTTTTTTGAACTGAACTACATCTTGTTTATCTAAGATATTAGTTAAGTACTTCGACTCAGTTTCTAGCTTTGCAGCGATGTTACGTTTTTCTTTATTCATTCTAGTCCCTTATATATGCTCTTTCTAAAGAAAGGTCAAGTCTAAGATGTGGTCACTGTTGATACTGTAGCAGGAGCTGTCCATTCTTCCGTATTAGCCACTCCTGGATCACTTCCAGCATATCCTCCAGCAGCTAAACCTGCCGCTGAACTTCCTGCTGGGCCTAAAGCAATTCTTTGACGTGCGGTTGCTAAAGCGCTTAATTCTGTCCAACTTGTTCCATTATAAATTTCTGTTTTTGCACTAACAGATCCAGTCGTTCCACCAAACGCTAAAGCTAATGTTTTTTCTCCTAGCGCTCCTAACTCTGTTCTTGATGTATTTAAATCTCCACTTTCACTCCAAGAAGATCCATCCCATTTTTCTGTTACGCCAGTATAGCTACCAGAATTTCCTCCAAAAGCTACAGCTGACGTTTGTACACCTGCACCTCCTAGTCCGTATCTTGCTGTGTTTAAATCTGTTGTTTCTGTCCAAGTTGAACCATTATAAGATTCTGTAAAAGCTCTTTGAGTAGTATCATAACCACCAACTGCTAAAGAAGCACCTTGTGTTCCAGCTGAACCTAAATATCTTCTAGCCGTATTTAAATTATTAACTTCCGTCCAACTAGTCCCATCCCATTTTTCTGTTGCATTTGTTACTGACCCTGTAGTTCCTCCAAACAATAAAGCAGCAGTTTGAGTTCCTGTTCCGGCAGTATTGCTTCTTGCTGTGTTGACATCTCCGCTTAATTCTGTCCAAGTAGTACCGTCGTAACTTTCATTGTTTGTAACATTAGTAGTTGTATAACCTGAAATAACTAAAGATGAATTTTGTGTAAGCCCAGCAGCTCCTGAACCATATCTAGCCGTGTTTAAAGCTCCACCAGAAGCCCAAGAACCACTTGGTATTCCAGCCGCTGTTCCATAAGTTTTTAAAGATAAAGCATTTGTATTATACCACATTTGTCCTTCGACTAAAGTGGTAGAAGTTATTGCTGGAAAATTCCATTCTTCGGTGCTTGCAAAATTATCTGGAGGATATCCAAAAAATACTAAGCCTACTGCATTAGGAGATGCGGTTGCAGAACCTGTCCATCCTCTAGCAGTTGCTAAATCATTTACTTCTGTCCACGATGTTCCATTCCAAGATTCGGTTTTAGCACTGTTACTCGGTTCTTCACCACCTGCAACTAATCCAGCTGTACTTGTTCCCATACCTGCAAAATCTCTTCTAGCTGTGTTAATTTCTCCGGTTTCTGTCCATGAAGTTCCATTCCATTTTTCTACAAGATCTTTAACAGTCCCTCCTGTTGCACCACCTACGCATAATGCAGCTGGAGCTAGACCTATACCTGAGCTTACTTCTTGTCTTGCTGTATTCAATTCATTAACTTCCGTCCATGACGATCCATCCCAAGTTTCTGTGTTATCTAATCCAGGAGGACTTCCTGTGTTTCCAGCAAAAGCTACAGCGGCTGTAGAGGTTCCGGCTGCTGACAAATATCTTCTAGCAGTATTTACCTCTCCAGTTTCTGCCCATGAAGTTCCATTCCATTTTTCAACAGCATCATTGTATGTGGTCCCAGGTGGACTTCTTCCAGTTACCGCAAGAGCAGCGGGTTGTGTTCCAACTCCTGCTAAAGCTTGTCTCGCTGTGTTTAATTCATTAACTTCCGACCAAGCCGATCCATTATAAGATTCTGTATCTGCCGTTATAGGTGGAGTTCCTCCAAAAGCTAGAGCTGCACTTTGAGTTCCTGCTCCTCCTCCAGCATATCTACCCTCATTCATATCACTACCACTAGACCATGTTCCTACATAAGGAACAGGATCACTATCTAATGATTGTATTTGATATCCTTTTATGTCTCTATAAGTTGCCATGTTATTCTAATGTAATTGTTTTGTTTACTACAGTCAGTCCGCCCCATTCTTCTGTTTTATTTGCATCAGTATCATAAGAAGGAGGATTGTTAAGAGGATTATATCCTCCAAATACAAGTCCCGCCGGACCTGTTCCGGTTCCTTGAGCTGACGCTCTTGAAGTAGCCATTTCTGAAACCTCTGTCCAAGATGATCCATTCCAATATTGAGCAGATCTCATATTAGCATTTGTATCTGTTGATGGAGGTAATCCTCCAGCTGCGATTGCTAAAGTTGAAGTTCCAAATCCTGCGTTTGCATAAACGTTTACAGATAAAGCTCCTTGAGCTGTCCAAGTTGTACCATCCCAACTTTCACTTTGTGTTGGAAGTGGTTTTGGATCTCCACCAATCGCCAACGCGGCAGTTGTTGTTCCTACTCCACATAAAAGTTGTCTTCCTTGATTTAATTCACTGACTTCCGTCCATGAAGTTCCATTATAAATTTCTGTATTAGCATAATTAGGACTATGTCCTCCAGCACACATCGCTGCACTTTGAGATGCTCCCATTCCTGCACCAGCGTGCCGAGCTTGATTTAAATCTGTGCCATCTGTCCAGTTAGTTCCATCATATTCATAGGTTTCAGCTTTATCTGTAGAAGCTGTAGGAGTATTAAGTGAACCACCAAAAGATAACCCTGATGTTAGTGTGCCTGCTCCCATATTACTACCTAAAGCCGTTGGCATATTAGTAACTTCAGTCCATGACGATCCGTCATATTCTTCTGTGTTAGAAGTATCTGGTGGACCCGATCCTGCTGCTACTGAAGCCGTTTGGGTTCCAAAAGCTGCACAATTTCTACGTTTCGAATTCATATTATTACTTGATGCCCAGGTTCCTCCTGGAACACTTGTTGCTGTAACTTTAAAAGCATTTGTTGAGGAAGAGTTATAGTAAACTTGTCCTTCGTTTAATTGTGAAAATGTTGAAGGTCCTGTGTCCCATTCTTGCGTGTTTGAAGAAACTCCTGGAGCTGCGTATCCGCCTGCGTAAACACCAGAAGCAGAACTTGTTCCAGCTGCAATTCCTGATGATCTACCTTCAGTAAGATCCCCACCTTCAGTCCAAGTAGTGCCATTATAGCCTTCTGTCTTAGCAATGTTTGGACCACCACCAGCAGCTACTGCTGCAGTAGATGTTCCAAAACCACCCGGTGCGTTTCTAGTTGTATTTAAACTTTCAACAGTTGACCATGAAGCTCCATTCCATTGTTCTGCTGCGCTTGAGTTAGGAGGTTCGTCTCCACCAAATCCTAAAGCTGCGGTATTAGTTTGTCCCGCAGAGCCTATATATCCTCTAGCCGTGTTTAAATCTCCAACTTCTGTCCAAGATGTTCCATTAAATTTTTCAGTGAGAGCTGACATAGAACTTGTTCCTGGTCTACCTGCAAAAGCAAGAGCTGCGGTCGAAGTTCCAGCTCTTCCCAAGCTGTGTCTATCACCATTAAGTTCTGTTGTTTCACTCCAATTACTTCCATTCCAAGATTCTACTGTGTCTGTAAAACTACTTGGTGAAGTTTTTGATCCAAAAGCAATAGAAGCTGTGGTAGTTCCTGTAGAAGAAATACCCCATCTAGATACATTTAACTCACTTACTTCTGACCAAGCAGAACCATTATAAGTTTCTGTTTTATTAAGAGCGGTATTTCCAGGAGGACTTAATCCACCTGCACCTAATGCAGCCGTTTGTGATCCTGAAGAACCATATACCTCTGCCGTAGCAGTATTTAAATTATTTCCAGATGACCACGTTCCTGCTGCAAATTGATTTTCAACAGGATCAGTGCTTAGGCTTTGAACATGAAAACCTTTTATATCTTTGTAATTTGCCATAAAGGACTCCTATGGTAAATTATATTTAACTGGTCTAGTTTGTAAGTTTTTATCTTCATCCGATAATGCATCGTAAGCAGCTTGCGCTGATTCGATTTGTGCATCAACAAGAGCTTGTGCTTCTGCTTTAGTTTTTAAAGCACCGCCTACTTTGCTAATCCATTGATCGCCATAAAGATTATCGCCTACAACCCATACTTCAGCAGGATGACCTCCAAGGTGAAACTGTCTTCTCTCTTCATGAGTGAAGAAGCCTTTTCCCCAGTTCGTCGCTGTACAGTATTTATACGCCATAGTTGTTTCCTCCTTTTCTTATCTTATAAAACATAATTAACTTGTTGTCACTGTTTTACTTAAAAAATCTGCTTTTGTCCATTCTTCAGTGTTAGCTGTTGCGGTTCCATCTCCAGGTCCTGGGCTGCCGGCTATAGAAATTCCTGAACTAGCAGTACCTCCAGCTCCAGCTTGAAATTTATTTGCTGTTCCTAAATCTCCTACTTCACTCCATGCAGTTCCATTATAAAATTCTGTATTAGCAATTACAGTGGATCCACCTGTGTCAGGATTTTGTCCACCCATAACGATTGTAGAAGTTGTTGTTCCAAACCCAGCACCATAAGCTCTTTGCGTATTAAGTGATGGTGTTTCAGTCCAAGAACTGCCATTCCATTGCTCAACTTTAGATGACTCCCCTGGTATTGTAGTATCATGTCCTCCAGCATTCCAAGCTGCTGTTGAAGTTCCGTCTCCCGCTGAAGAATATCTTGCAGTATTTAAATCAGAAACTTCCGTCCATGATGAGCCATTAAATTGTTCTGTTAGTGCATCCGGGCCCGGTGGATTACCACCAAAAATTACTGCAGCTGTACCGCTTCCTGCTCCTGCTATATTTCCCCGTGCAGTATTTATAGTTGGATTGTTTGTCCACGAAGTACCATCAAATTTTTCAGCACTATTCGTATCACCCGGAGGTCCTAAATTTCCAGCCGCTACAAATGCATCTGTTTGAGTTCCACCTGAAGCTAAACGACCTCGAGCTGTGTTTGTATCTCCACTTTCACTCCATGAAGAGCCATCATATTTTTCGGTTAAAGAATAAAAACTAGGGTAGTTTTGTCCAGCAATCGCTGCTGCAGCAGTTTGAGTACCCGCTCCTCCTAAATATCTTCGAGCTGTATTTAAACTAGGTCCAGAAGCCCATGTTCCGGTATCACTCACAACTCCTTTAAAGCGTCCTGTTGTTGAATTGTAATACATATCTCCTAAAATCGCGTCAGAATAACCAACGGCTGGTGCTGTTGGTGGGATTCCTGAGAAAGCCCATTCTTCTGTTGAAGCTACATAAGCTGTGCCATTCCATCCACCTGCAACTAATGCAACTGTATTACTAGTTACACTACTTCCTGATACTGTAGATCTACCTGTTGCTAATTCACTCACTTCTGTCCATGAAGTTCCATTCCAAGATTCTGTTTGAGTATGCTGGGTATCTGGTGGGCTAGAAAAACCTCCAAAAATTAAACCTGCAGTATTACTAGAACCAGATCCTCCTAATTCAATTCTAGCTGTATTTACCTCTCCGGTTTCTGTCCATGATGTGCCATTCCAAGATTCTGCATTAGTAGTACCTGCTTGATCGCCTCCTGATGTACCTCCTGTTCCAAGTATTGCCGATGTAGTTGTTCCAAATGCTGCAGCATTTATTCTGTCAGTATTAAGCTCATTGACTTCCGTCCATGAAGTTCCATTATAAATTTCTACTTCATCTTGTAATGATGGTGGTGGATCAGTTCTTCCACCTGCAAGTAAAGCAGCCGTTGAAAGTATTCCTGCACCTGCACCTCTTGATCTTCCTGTGTTTAAATCTCCTTTTTCAACCCAGCTACTTCCATTCCATAATTCTGTAACAGCATAATCATCACCCACGCTAGGATGTCTTCCACCAAAAATAACAACACCTTCAGCATTAGCTCCTGATCCCCCAGAAAAAGCTCTAGCAGTGTTCATTTCAGTTATTTCTGACCAACCAGTACCATTATATTCTTCCGAAGCATCTGTATAAGATGGGGTAACTCCTCCTGCTTGTACATTAGAATCTTGAGATCCTCCTCCAAGCATAGCGCCTCTAGCCGTATTCATATCTCCACCAGAAGCCCAGCTTCCTGCCCAAGGACTTTCTGTTTTTGCCTGTGCAAAAGGAACGGGATCCGCTGATTTGGATTGTATGTTGAATCCTTTAATTTCTTTATAGTTAGCCATGAGGATTATTTATCCTTTAATAGCCATCCATACGTAGAGTCCGAATATACCAATGTAAATGCTGCTCTTTCTATGGCGACGGTTAAATCTGCCGCACTTCCCATAATCTTTAAAGAATTACGACCGACTGTAATGTTGTTTGTGTCTGCAGTACCTGCATAATCCACAATCGTTACTTCATCTCCTAAACTTGGAGAAGCTGGTAATGTAACTGTGAAAGCTGCAGAAGAAGTATTGCAGAAATATCCTTTTCCAGCTGCTGCTGTGAATCCAGTAGCTTGAACTGCTTGCCAAGATGTTCCACCTGACATTTCTGTCCAAGATAAAGATGCAGAGCCATCAGTTTTTAAAATATAGTTTGCCGTACCATCAGAAGTAGGCCAAGATAGACCATCTAATACAACAGCTCCACTTCCGTTAGGAGTGATTGCAATGTTTCCATTAGCTCCATCTGTAATTGTTATAACCCCAGAGTTAGACCCTGAGTTTGTGTCTAAAGTTAAATCATAAGCACCGCTTGATGTAACAGTAGCAGTTGCCGCTCCAGTTCCAACTTTAGTTTCTCCAGTTCCTTTTGGAACTAAAACCATATCAATGTTAGAGTCACCACCCACTGCAGCAAGTGTTGGACTTGTGCCAGTAGCTTGGTTAGTCATTTCAAAGTTGTTAACTGCTGAAGATGTTTTTTGAAAAGTTAATTGTTCATTATCAGAATCATCTCTAATTCCAGTATTGTCATCAAATAAAATGTCGTAACTATTACAATCTAAGTCTCCACCTAATTGTGGTGATGTATCATCTACAACATCTCCTCCAAATGCTTGCAAAGAAATATTTGGATTTGTGCCATCATCTGCTTTTGCATATGCAATTACAGTTTTACCATTTGGTACTGTAGCACTGTCTCCAGAACCTGTTACGTATTTAAATACAACGTTTTGAGATCCTGATGTTGCGTTTTTTAAAAGATAAAAGTCTTGTACGTCTAAAGGGATCGTTACGTTTCTTGATCCTGTAAGTGATCCTGTAAATTCTATAACTCTATGTGCAAGTGTTGCACCTGTTGATCCATCAGATACTGATAAAGTAGTATCGCCGGAATCTGAAACAGCTTGAGTAGTATAACCACCCGAGATCTGTTCGATGATGTCTAAGTTTGTATTAGTCTTTGTTCCCCATGTACCGGCATTTTCGCCAGTAGCCATTTTCTCTATACCGAGAGGGGTGTATGTTGATGCCATATTTAATCTCCTAAAATTTAATTAAGCAGCTTCGTCTACATCCGTATAGCTGGTATTTGAACCTGATGCAACATCCGAATATGAAGTATTCGAACCCGTTGAAATATTACTATATGACGTATTTGAACCTGTGTCAATATCTGCGTAATGAAGAATTCCAGGTGTTCCAACGGCTCCTGTACCTTCTACGCCGGTTAATCCCATTACCTGTTCTGTAGGTGAAATTGTACCTACAGCTCCAGTTCCAGCTACTCCTGAGACACTATATTTAGATTCACAAATTACACTTCCTACTCCACCAGTGCCTGCTACTCCTGTTAATCCCATGACATCTGCTGGAGCAATATCTCCAACTGATCCTGTAGCTGATACGCCACTAATTAAAGCTGCATCATTAGGTATAATAACTGTTCCTAAAGAAGCTGTGGCTTGGAATCCTGCTGGTTCAATAACTGGGAATGAAATAATAGTTGGTGCACCAACGTTTCCTGTTGCACTGACCCCGGTTAATGGAACTCCAACGTTTGGAATTATTACACTACCAATTCCGCCAGTTCCTTCTACACCGGTTAATCCCATTACATCAGCTGGAGCAATTGATCCAATAGAACCACTTGCACTAACTCCAGTTAATCCAACAGACATTTCTGCTGGTGTAATAGATCCGACTGAACCTGTACCAGCTACGCCGGTTAATCCCATTACATCTGCAGGAGCAATAGTTCCCACAGAGCCAGTGCCTGCCTGACCTGTTAAACCTATTACTTGATCTGCTGGTGTTATAGAACCAACGGATCCTGTTCCGTATTGACCTGTAAGTAAAACGTTTTTATTATGAGTGCCGCCCCAAGGCTCGTTGCCCCAAGTACTTCTTCCCCAACCTTCTTCGTAAATATCTAAGTCGCCCCAATTAGCACGACCCCAAGATAAATGACCCCATCCCGGAATAACATCTTGAGATGTAAAGCCACCTGTATTCCAAGCGCCTTCTCCGTAGGGTGTATTTGAAGCATTCCAACGTGTAGGGTTAACTATACCCTGTACACCTTCAACCGAAAAGATTTGATCGGCCATAAGGATCTACCTCCTTATGCGATTCTAATTATCGCGTCGCTGGCGTCCGCTGTCGGGAATTGAATTGTAAATGTACCGTTAGTAACAGTCTTGTCTCCACCAAACGCAATTGCAGCAACCGCTTTGTTGGATGCACTTGAGTTATAGATTAAAGCTGCGTTCGCAGTAAATGAAGCTGATGTCCAAGAAATATCAGGAGAGAAATCACAGTAAGCTGTTGTTCCTGAAGTTGTTGGAGTCACACTTGTTAACGAAGCACCACCTGCTGTGTATGCAGTTCCAGAAGTATTCGTAATTTCTTCTGAAGTACTATACGCAGTTGTAGAAGCCCCTAAAGTTGCATCACTATCATACAATGCAATTTTAAAAGTGTTTCCTGTTGATGCTGTAAAGTTGTGAGTAGCCACCAAGATTTCTTGTTTGAAACTTGTGCACATTGCCGATGTATTTGCCATATTTTAACTCCTTATTGAGGCGGAGAGTCAATTTGAATACGAACTGTACCGTCCGTATAATCGTCTCTTCGTCTTCTTCCAATTTGCTGTGAAGCAAACTTCTGTACTTCTTCTTTATACTTTTGCTCATATAAAGTCAACATATCCATTGGACCTTTTAAATACCCATATGTTTCCGCTAAACAGCAGTATAATAGCCCTTGCGGGAAGTTTAAACTAATGTAATTAGTGCCCGATCCCTCTAAAATAGATTGCACATAATTATAATGAACCTTGAACATATAAGCTGCATCTGGAACTGGAGCAAACATTAGTCTTCCAGAAGTAGTATCTGATAAACCAGTAGCTCCTCCAAACATAGCATAGTATTTAGGTTTTCCTCTTTTAGCTGTTTCTGTAGATGGAACATATTCCTGTAAAAAAGTTCTGTCTCTTTTTAAAAGCCAAACATTGTCTCCTGTTACTGCTGATGTGGAATCATAAACTTGAACTCCTCTAATAAACAAAGCTCCAGCAGGACAGTTGATAGTTGTTTGACCAGCTACTAAACTTCCAGTTTGAGCTTTCCTATCTGCATCAATTGGCACATCATACATAATTCTCTGTTGAGCGTTTAAAATAATATTTTCTAAAACATCATTCGTAAGAACCGTATCTCCTACTTCTGTGTAGTTTTTAATTTGTGTTTTTAATCCTGATGCACTTAATCCTGACATTATGGCCTCATATTTACTGGTCCACCAAAAGAGAAAAATCCTCCGCCTGTCTCTGTGCTGGACGCATTGTTTTTTAAACTAAACGTAAAACTATTACTTACCGTAAGATTGCCTGGAGGGGAAGCTATTTGTTCCGTTGTAGTTTGTTTGGTAATTTTGTAAGAGCCATAAACGTTAGCTCCGCTACTATGAGCAGCTGCCGTAGTTGACTCAGGAGTGACTCCATTAATCGTAGCAGCCGTTCCTCTAGTTAATCCTGATAAAGTGTTCGATGCTGTAGTGTTTGTTGTATAGTAAATTGTTTCACTCACATCATTTCCATCACTATCAAATAATTCAACACATATATAACCGGGAGCCACAAATTGAGAAGAATCTGCTAATACTAGACTTGTTGCGCTTGAAGTTATATCTCCATTTAAAGTAGTTGTTAATTCTAAAGTAGATTTAGCAACACCGCCTACAGCTCTCTCAACATTTGTAAATCTAATATAATCATTAGTAGACCAAGGTTGATTTTTACATTTAACTGTAACACTTGTGTTGCTTCCAGTTGTAGTAAAAGGATTGTTATCTAAAACTACTGGAGTAGCAAAAGCTTTTCTTGAAGGTCTTATATGAGGTAATCCTTGAGGATCTCCAACAATTGGTTTTGGTTCTAACTGAGGTTGTTTAGGTTCATATTCAGAAGTATGCACCCAAAGACCTGTCCATTCTTGCACCATTTCTCTATAAGGAAATGCTACACCTGAACGGTCGGAAATCATTAATGCATGTTTACCTGATGAAAAAGCTGCCATTATGTTATTGCTGGGTAATAGTTTTTAGGAGTTATGTATGTGCTAGAAGCTGACCCATCCTCTGCTAAAGCTCTAGCTAACTCATCTTCATATAATAATTTCATTTCTTGTGTTCTTTGTGGAGCAAACTTTTGTGCTAAATAAAAAGCTAGTCCTGCCGTCATACAAGGAACGAATCTATAAGGAACTTGAGTTGCATTTGTAAATGCACCCACGTCTTGAATTCTTTTTTGATAAAAAATCTTTAATTTGTTTGCTGATCCTGCAGCAGATGCATTAGCTGTAGGATAAATAGTTAATGTAGTGTGAGAAATAAATCTTTGAACCCAAAAATTTGAAGGTGTACTTTTAGTAGTTTTATTTCCATAGCCAGCATAAGTAGATCTATCTATTTTAGTCATAGTAGTATCTGCTTGAGTTCCACCGCTGTTATTATTGTACTGACGAAAAGAACATTGCATGATGTCAGTAATTCCATAAATAGAAGTATCCGCTGTTCCTGTGTCATCTACACAAGGAGCGCTAGTTCCATCTCCGCTTGCTCTATAAAATTTATATTCGGTTTGACCTTCAACTAAAGTAACGTTTGTAGTTCCTACTTCCCAATAGTGAAGTCCTCTGTTTCCCCATTCAGAAAATAAAACATTTAAAGATCTTTTAGCTGATCTAATTTGATTTCCTGCAGTTCCGACAAGACCTATTCTTTCATATGCCTCCATGATTACATCATCGATTGCATAATTCTTATCAAAAATATACGTGCCAGAAGTAGTATTCGCCATTGGCTACCTCTTTACGTAAATGTGCCTATGATCACACAAAAGTCACAATTTGTTAAATCAACATACATTCCAGCATCACAATAAATTCCTTCTCCAGGAATTGTGAAACTTTGTCCATGGTTATCAGCATTTGAAAACTTAACGTGATAAACTAATTTAGAAGCAGTTTTAGAATCGTCTCCTTCATTATAAATTTTTATCTCAGCGTCAGCCGCGCTTGCTTGACCATAAACATTCATGATTCTAGCTTTAGTAATATTAGTGGCAGATGTGCCAACATATTTCTGAGCTAAACCGTCTGTTGTTAAAGGTATAGTTTGTTTAACATTTGATGTTATTGCCATATTATCTCCTAATTATCTAGGCTCCCGAAGGAGCCTAGAATAATACTATTATCTTTGTTGGATAGTTTGTATCCAATCTGTGTTTAGACCATTAGCATTAGTACCTTTGTTTTCTATGAAAACTTTTAGTTCTAAAGCTATATCATCAGGAACAGTTGTCGCTGCTTGCGTTCCAACACAATTACCGTCTAAGTAAAGTTTATACTGAGCCGATGTTTGGTTATTTTCCGTACCTGCAGGTTGAAAATGAAAACCTAATCTAACAGAGTTAGATGGGATTTCAAATTGCGTTGCAGATTGAGTTGGTACAGTAGAGTCAGCTATAGCATAAGTACTTCCAGCTGCACTGTCTTTCATATCAAAAGATACACCAGCACCATTCTTCCTAGATAGGAATTGAATAGTTGTAGTGTCTTCTAAGTGAGAAAAACCAATACAGTCAGTTGGTACAGTTGCCGGATCAGCAAATGCATTGTCAGCAAAGCCAACAAAAATATTGCCGTCACTAACATCAAATAAACTAATTCTGGTTTCATACCACCATTGTTTACCTGAGTTATAGTTCCAGACTTCTTTACCAGAAATACCAGTAACTTCGCCTGCTGCTGGAGCTTCATCTCCAAGTCTTAACCATCCGCCAGCATAATCTACTAATTGATAGTCAGATCCACCGCCAGATGTTACATCCCAATCACTTGCATTATAAGTTAGCCAGTCGTTTTGATAAGCGACTTCTTGATTATAACCGCCAGTAATTAAGGGCTGTTTGATACCACTAAACAAGGATGTTCCACCTTGTTTACCTCTAACGTTTGTTACGCCAGTTGAAAAGTGTGTAGTCATATTAATCAGCGCCTCCTCGCGCCAGTTACTCCTACTAAGAAAAGAGCAACCAATTTTATGATTTATATATCTTAGTAAAGCTTTTATACGCTAAATTTGTATAGAGCGCAAGTGATCCTGTAATGAAGTGCTAATTTCAATGATGTAGCTTTTTTTGACTTAAGTGGCTACTGACACTTCTGGAGCCGAGTTCAAAATTGCATTTTCTCTGTCTGCAATTTTAGCCTCTTCTAGTTTAATGGCCGTAATGATTTCTCTGATTTTTGCATCTATAGCCACCATGTTGAGATTGTATCTACCTTCGTTAAGGTGTTCCTGTTCCCAACTCAACTCCAAGGACTTTTTTTGCTTGTATAGGTCCTCGATCATTTATAACCTCCTCATAGGTTATCCATTTACGACTTGTGTCGTAAAATCCCGTTGTGTCCCACTTTACACTATTTTCTCCTAGTTTGTCAACTATAGCGTTTTCAATAGATTCAGAACTATCTTCAGCTTTAATGATAAAGCTAGTTCTATATCCGTAGGCAATTATAATGATTTTAAAGTCCTTCATAGTTTAATTTCTTACTTTATGTAGTAAATGTGGCGGTTTTAAGGCCGCCACATTTTAAATTAATTACGCACCTTCAACGCCGAAGATACCTCTAGGGTCAGATACTCCAAATGAGTATCTTTCTCTAGCTTTGTATCTCACGTTTCCAGTATCGAAATCGCCTTCCATTGCTGTTGACAATGGAGATCTAACGAACATTTTCATGCCGTTAGGAACGTCAGTGATGATGTACCAAGAGTCAGCATCAGTTAGGTAATTATTCACTCTGTATCCTTGAGGAATCATTCCCATTGAGTTGACTGCGTTGATGTCATTATCAGCTGTACCAGTTCTACCCTGAGATTTCATTAATCTCTCTGCATTAAATTGGTTCTCAGGTGGAACAATCATTTTTACGCCTTTAGCTGCGATTAAAAGACCTCTTTCATCAGTCATCTCTCCAATGTCGATTAGAGATTGTTCTAATGAAGTTTCATTTAAATCAGCTTGAGTCGCTAATGTGTTCGCAAATGAGCCACCTAATGTAGTGTGCGAAGCGTTAAACAAAGAAACACCATCACCAGAATCAAAAGAATCCGTTGAAGGAAGTCCGTTGATTAGTGGAGCTGCTGCTTTCACTTGTTTTGAGTTCGCCATAGATCTAGCCAAAGCTTTTGTGTATCTAGAAGCAAGTCTGTCGTAGAGGTTATCTTCGATAGCTTCTTCAGTGATAGCAAATGCTAAAGCTACAGTCTCATGAGTGTATCTAGCCGTGAAAGTCTCTTGTGCATCATCGTAAGATATGCCTTGACCTTCAGGTTTCACTTGTGCGTTTCCGAATCCTGATAACATAACTTCCTCTTCGAAAGCTCTGTCTGAAGATTCTATATTGTAGATTTCAGCGTGTTGGTTTTCGTATCGCTTGTATTCCAGTCCGAATAAGGCATTCAAACCTGGCTCAAGCTCTTTAACTAACTGCGCTCGTGATATTGCCATATTATATTACTCCTTATACGTCTCTTAGGAACTGATTAGCCCTGTTGTTCATAATTACAATAACATCGCAACCTGCGGCTGCTACGTCTTCCTGATCTGGCACTTCTGCCACACGGATCATTCTCCACATATAGCCATCATTGTCTGATGTTGAGTAATTTAGAGTAGCTGTGGACTGACCTGATACACCAGATCCACCATTGTTCTGATTCATTCTAACTACTAAGCAGTCAGATTGAAACGTTGCCAATGATGTCATTGTTGCATCGGATCTACACATATACTCTTGAAACGGGTTATCATTAACGAATACCCAACCATTGCTGTTACCTGTATTTGGGTTTGTTGCGAAAGTCTGACTCGCTGCTACAGAATTTGACCATGTAGGTTTACTTGTAGTTCCGTCGATGTAAAATACACCGTTAGAAACTCCTACACATACTTCTGGAGTAGTTGTATCAGCATCCCAAGAAGCTCCACCTGTTCCACCGTCGTCCATAGTAGCGGGGGCTAAACTTTGAAAGTAGCCATCGTCACCTGAACTGTCTTGTGGTCCAACTGGTTCGTTCTTAAGGATTCTTACGCCCAAACCTGACACGATAGAGTATTTAGATTGCCCTTGAGTAGCTGGACCATTGCCCAGAACTTCAACTGCTCTAAAACCGTATCCTGTTGTACTAGTGTTAGCCATAGTTTGTCGTCTCCTAAATGTTCATAGTTTTACCTATGAACGGGTTATTATTAAAATCGATAGTAGGGATTAACCCACGAATTCCTAATTAGGATTTCTTTGTACCACCGAATGTTACACGAGATTGTCGATCAATATTGATCGGCATACTCTTATGCTGCTCTCTCATAAGATCGTTGTCTACTGCTTCATTCATACCTTCAGTACGTTTTTTAATGTACGCGGTACGTTGATCTGCGATCTCTTGAGTTACCTTTGCAAGCAAAAGGCCACCAACCCCAATCATCCCCTTGTATTTTCCCGATTCTATAACCGGGTAATCAGAAGCATTTTCGATTTCTTCGGCTCTTACTAATTCATAACCAGATCTTAAACGACCTTGTATATTCTTAGTATCATCGAATCCCATCGATTCTGCTCTAATCCATCTGTACCTGAATCCATCAGGAGCAGGGGGTGCATCTAGAGAAGATGGAGGAATCCACACTTTTGGTCTTTCAGTCTTTGACCGTGTCAGATTCGCACGAGAAGTTTTGGTTTCTTGTTTTTTCATACGCTATACCTCCTTCGTGAGTTTTAATTGTTTTGCGTAATCTTCGAGTGGCACACCTAATTTTTTCGCTATTGCGACTTGTGAAGATGTGAGTTTCACAGTTTTGCGACCAGGTCTTACGCTTCTATTTGCTGAAGCCACCGACTGAACGGGTTTGGTCGTTCTATGTTGTTCAGTATTACCAAATTTATGCGGAAAGTCAACACGTATTCGTTTATCTATTTCCGTATAGTACTCGTTAGACTGAGGATCAAATCCTTCTTTTTCAACTAAATCCTTGTGGATTTCAAAAGCTGTGAATGTCATAGCTCTATCTTGTCCAAACCAAGTGTTCTTAGAAGCCCAATCTTCGGCTCTAGGGTCTTGTCTTTGGTTAGTTGGTAAGTCTTTGGGAGTACTATCTGGTAATTTACCACCATCAGATAGTTTTACTTCTTCTCTACCTTCTTTAGCTTGCTCCAATTTCGCATTCTCAAACGCCAGTGTAGCAATTCTTTTATTAGCTTCGACTTGAGCTTTAGCATCTCCAGACTCAATAGCTGCAGCCAGTTCTCGTTCTGCTGCGCTTATTCCAGTCTTGATGTTAGCTTCAAATCTTTTTTGATAATCAGAGTCTATTTTAAAATATTTTCTCTGATCAGCTTTTCTTTGTTCTTCGATAGCTTTTGCGTATTCAGTGGCTGAATCCCTCTGCCTTTCTGCTTCACGCATTTTACGAGTTAGTTTAGCTATTCTTGATTGAACACCTTTACTGTACTCGGCTAGCTTATCGTCGTCTGGTTTTGTTTCTTCTTTAGCTGGTTCTTGTTCCGTGGTTCGTGGTTCTTCTTTCTTGTCTTCTACTATTTTTACTGTGGACTCTTTTTCTTGAGTTTCCACAACTGATTCATCTTTTTCTTCAGGAACATTAACTTCGGCTCCTGGTCCTGATGTATCAATATCAACCGTTTTCTGTTCTTTTTCTGCTATCGGTTGTTCTTTAGCATTGTCTGTTGGCATAGTTTATCCTCCTATGGTTAATATGCGTGAATTAGACTTTTAGGGTCTTTCACGGTCGCCAATATTTCGTCATCATTAAGAAGACGAATTTCCCCACCTTCAATTTGTAAACGCGATCCTGCGTAACGGGCAAAGACAACCCAATCGTTGACCTTGCACCACGGACCTTCTGGATAACGTTCTTTATCGTTATAGCATTGTGGTCCCATGGCTAGAACTAAACCACATTGAGACGCCACTTGTTGGCGCTCCAAAGTTGTTTCAGTTACTAATACTCCCCCGGCCGTTTTCTCATCCATTCTGAATGGTAAAACGATCATTCTCCAACCTGTTGGTTGTGGAATCTGTTCTCGTTCTAATTTTTTTGGTTCTTTAGGTTCAGACGGTTTAACGCCTACTAATTTTTTATCTGGTAATTCTATTTTAGGTTTTTGGTTTGGTGTTGAGATCGACAATGTTTCTTTTTGCATTTGGCTCCTTATCATCTAGCAGGTTAGAGATTTCCTGACGCACTGATTCCAGTGCATTAATCTGACCTATTATATACTTATAAGTCTCCATATTGTCAACCCCTCCAGTCGTAATTGACATAGAAAGAGATTGAATTCTTCTTTCAAGGGCTCTTTTTAATTTATAAACTAATGTTTCTGTATCCATACTACTTTCTTAAATAAGATTACATCTTTCCCATTTTAAAACCGGGATGGTTATAATACTTACCATAACTCGGGTTTGCTACTTCTGTTCCTCCTAAATTTCCATGTACATAACTTCCAATGTAAGGTTCTGAAACCCCACCAGTTGCCATTTTTTTTCTTTTCTGGGCCATTTTTTTGAATGTCTTAGCAAGAGCTTTAGCTCTACCTGTGCATCCAGGTTTTGTAATCGGAGTACACTTTCCTTTAGTGCCTCTTTTTTTAATAGATTTATTTACTTTCTGAATCCAGTTCTTAGACATTAATCTTTTTCTTTAATTTCTCTTGGACGGTATTTCCCTGTAGGTTTACCTTTATAATCCGTCCATTCGTCAGCTTGCTTTGTAGCTTCCATGTCTTTTAAAGTTTTTTTACCTTCTTTAATTTGTTTTTCAGCTTTATCAACTTTGTCAATACGTTTAACGTACATATGGGTTCTAACTTGGTTAGCTCTCTCTTTTGCAGATCCACGAACATAAGGTGGTATTTTACCTGATAAAGGTTTAACACCTGTAATCGTTTTTCCTCTTTCACCTTTAGCTATTCTTCTAGCACGTTGTGCACTTTTAATTTTTCCAAGGGCTTTCCCCCAACCTCTTTTTGCTAATCCTACTATACTACCCATTACTTCCAACCTTTCTTAGCTAATTTAGGTTTGCCTTTTATAAGACCACCTTTTTTGTATCCTCTGTTTAATTCTCCAATAACTCTTCTTTTTTCAGCTCTATCTGCTGCATCAGGATGTCTTCTAGCATCAATTCTACCCATTTCTTCTAATAGGTTAGCTCTGCCACCTATGTTATGTTCTGCTCTACCACCTTTTTTAAATGGTGTTGCATCAGGTTTATCTGTTTTTATCATTTCTTTTACTTTTTTCCAATTTTTACGACTCCTAGGGCCCTGCATACCAAGTCTTGGAAAGTTTACTTTGTTTCCTGGTCTGTCATACTTATTTATAAAAGCTCTTTTATCTTGTGAAGTTGCAAATTCACTAGCTGCAAACCCTTTGTCTTCGTCAAATTTTTGTTTAGCTTCGTTCTGTTGTCTTAGCCGAGCTTCGGACTTTGAACCCTTTGGTCTTGGTCCACCATATTTTCTAATTTCCTTCCTAATCGCTTCTTTTCGATGAGGAGGAATTTTACGGTCGGTTGGTTGCATAAATCTCCTTAAGCTTTATTAATTTTTTGATTAGGTCTTTTGCCCCATTTTCCGTAAGATTCATCTCTACGAGCTTTCATAGATTGTTTCTTACCAGATTCTTTTCCAGTTCTCATACCTAAAGATTCATCTTCTCTATCTTTGTAGCCTTGTTTCTTTTTCTTAGAAACAGATTTACCACCTTTGTAAGGGAATCTAGATTTATAGGGTCTTGTTCCAAAGTCGTTTCTCATATTACTCCTTATGTGTAGAATTTAGTTTTTTTTCTACGGTTAGCCATTACCTTACCACAACCCGTTGCTATTGCAACCTTTGTCGGTAAGACTTTTCCACCTTTGCTATACTCTTTTTCCCATCTCTTTGCAATATCTGGAAGATTAGCATGCATATATTTTCTTTGCTTTTCAGATACGAAAGGCATTATTTCTTATTACCCGGATCCGCAGTAGCTATTCCAACTCCTGCCGCAGGGGATAATTTTAAAATACCCTTAGTTCTTTCCCAAGCTTTATTTCTCTTAACCTTATCTGTAGGGGAATGTTGTCCTCTTACAATTTGAGATAACATTTTTTGAGATTCTTTGTTGGCCCATTTGTCTGCCTTTTTGCCGAATTTTTTTAAAACTGCTCCTAAACCTCTTTTAGCTATTCCTAATCCAGCCATTATTTCTTGCCACCGTTCCTGAAGACTTGAGTTCCTTTAATTCCAAAAATGCTCGCTACGACCAAAATCCACAAATTTGTAAACCATGACGGGAGCGACTGGAAATACTCAAAAAAGAGTTTTACCTTTTCCATAGCTGCCGGATCGTCTGACATCACCGCCCACATTAAAACTATGATCGGCGCCGAAATAATGACAAGGACAAATTCGTCCTTGTAGTCGTTTTGACGGGCTTCTAAAAGTTTGCCCTGGTAAGATTCTTCACCTCGAGCCATACGCTCTGCATGCATAAGCTGTGCATCAGACATAGCCATTTTCGTCTTCTGACGATTGGCGTAAATTTTACTGCCTGCTTGTAATGCTATCTTTGCTAAACTAAACCATGCCATAGTATTCCTTTAAAATGTAGGATATACGCGCAACGCGCGCAAAATTTTCCTAGTACCAAGTTACAGTTTTATTTTTATCTTTAAGCATTCGCTTAGTGCCTTTAATTTCGTTTTTATCACCTTGAGCGATATAAACGCCTTTTCCTCTAAAGCTTGACGCACCTTTTGGATCGATGTGTAAGTTTTGAGGAGCCACTGCGACAGGATCGGTTTTATTTAAGGAAACACTTCCTTTTCTACCAATTACTGCTTTGCTTGCTTTTTCTAATTTAGTCATAATTACTCCTTGTTATAGACTACCTTTTAGGACCTTTCAAGGTCTTTACGTCTTTCCTTTTCATCTGGTCCGAATAGAGCTTAGCTGCAGTGGTCATCTCTGTTTTAGCCATTGCAGTGTTTGCTCTAAGTTCTGCTAATTCTTCATTTTGCTCTAATTTGTCATCCGTTATATCTCTATTTTGAACCAACTTAGCTTTATCTAGATTAATTCTAGCTTCAGTTTCCATTTCTTTTCTTTGGTTTTCCATAGCTTTTAGATCCACTTCTCTAGCTTTAATTTTAAGTAAAGGATCATGATCAAATTGAGATGTAATTCTTTTCTCTTCCTTCATAAATTCTTCAGTCATCTCTGCAATTAATACAGCTTTTCTAGCTTCTATCATCTGAGAGATTTGTTGAAACTTTTGTTGAGCTTGTGGATTACCCATAGCTTGTTGTTGAAGCATAGGTAATGTTTGAAGTTCCTCTGCAAATTCTAATTGAATTTGTTCTTGAGCCATTAAGCTAATGTGTTCTAAACAGTTCTTTTGTAGTGCCGCCATGACTGGTGGATTATTTCTAACCATATTAGTTGCCATAAAATTTAAGTGCGAAGTAATATGTGCTCTGTGATCCTGACCTGGAAAAGCTTGGAAAGGTTTCATACCTAACGCATCAATGTTTTCAATCGCTGGATCTTTTGGTAAAGGCGGAGGAGGTGGTGGTAATATTTGATCAATATTTTTAACTCCTATTGCTTCATACATTTTTCTATAAGCCATATATAAATTATGCATCTGAGGATTGGACATTGCTAACTGTAATTCAGTTTGTGCCATACTCACTCTTTGAGACATGGAAAATATATTTGGGTCTGCTACCGGTAATACATCTACTCTCTCATCAAAATCTTTTTGTTTAACTAATCTTGAAGCTCCTACAACATCGTATGGATATTCTGGTGGCAGATAAGTTTTAAAAACTTCTGCTAATAGTTTAAATTCTTGTTTCATCGCTACATACAATCTTTTGTGTATAGCTGACATAACTCTAGATCCTCTTTCAAGAAGAGCAATAGTTGTTCCTACAGCAGCTTGTTGATTTCCTTCGCCCACTTGCATATCAGCAATGGCTGCAAATCTCTGTCCTGCTTGAACTACAATACCCATCAACTGTAATAAAGTTTGTGATGGTTCTTTGTATGGTAAATTATAAAATGATTCTTTTAAGCTTCCACCCGGTGCATCAACATCTCTCCATTCACCTGGCTGAATAGATTGAGCATCGTCTTGTACACGTACTCCTCTCTGTTTAAACCCAGCTGGTAAATTAGAAAGTGTTCCTGCATCTAATAATTGGCGGAGAGCAGCCGTTGCAGTTCTGCTCAACCCGCCAATCATGTGAATGAGTCCAAATCCGTAGAATCCAAGTCCTGGCAGAAATTTAAAGTGGACAAAATATTGGATCCGTTTCTTCAATGGATCATTGGGCGCAAAGTTCCTTCTTATCGAAAGAACCTTTTGACTACCTTGTTCGATTGTTACGACATAAGGTAATTTTATTCCTGACGGTTCACCCGTCTGAGGATTTTGGTCTTCAAAACCTTCTAGGTCTAAATTTACATGACACTCAAAGAGAGTATACATCTGTTCATTTCTAGTGGTTCGAGTTGTTCCTTCCAGTTTTCTTTCCGCTTCTTCCACTTTATCCTGTGGAGGCGTTCCTGGAGGAGTTAATTCTATATCTCTATAAAATCCTGAAACTTGTTGTTTTCTTAAATCGTTTTCTGAAGTTTTAATAATATGGATAACGGCTTCTGCATCATCAAGAGATGTAGCTGTGTAAGGTACCACTAGATCATCTGCGGGTACAAATTTAGAAACAGCTCTTCCTAATAATTCATCGTAATAAACTTTTTTAAACGTAGATCCAGCTAATGGTAAATGAAATAACATTGAATCAAATTCAGGTTCGTATTCTTTCATTTGATCTATGAGCTGGTAGTTCATAAATTCTTTTACCCTCTGTGCTTGTTGCATCCTTTGAGGATTGGATGCACCAATCACTTGGGTTCTCACCGGACCATCCGCAGGCAATAGTTCCTTGTAAGCTTGCGCTTGAAACTGTGTGACTGCTTCCGCTAAAACGGGATGCGTAGCACCACTTGCTCCTTGGAATGGTTGTGTTCGGTTTTCGTATTTAAAACCTAATAAATCTAGACCAGTCACATAAGCTTGTTCCCAGTCTTTTCTAGAAGATTTATAATCTTGGTAATCTCCTGCTAGTTTTAATCCAACAGGATCTAAAATATCGTCAGGTAATATATCTGCTAAGTTATCGAAGTGACTTTCCGTTCCCGGAATATTTAAATTGGCGCTTGGGTCAAAATCGACCGTCGCTCCGCCATCTGGTTCAGGTGTAACTTCTATAGGACCTTTAACTTGTTCTTCCGTAACATCAACTTCCAATTCTCCTGGTTTAGGAGGAATCGGTTCAGGTGTAATATTCGGGAGTCCTTTATCTATTCGATTATCTGCCATTTAAACTCCTACCATTTTCTAACACGATTAAACATAGAAGACAAGCCTCCTCCTTGAGGCATCGGTCCTGATTTGGGTGGTATAGCGTGAGGTCTTCTGATCCCGGCTATTCCGCCGCCTGCAAAACTACCTGTTTGTAATTGTTTCGAAAAACTAGCTCCTGGCGGCAATAGTTTATCCGCCGGTCTACCTTGTGCTCCATAAACTTGTTCACCACCAAACACTGAAGCTAAATCAGACAAAGAACTTTGGTGAAGTCCGCCGTAATATCTATATAAATTCTCATACATTTTTTGAGCTTCGGCTAAAGGTAATCCTTGTTCGTCCACAGCCCTATCAACAATTTCTAAAAGATGTTGAGGAGTAACTGATAAGTCTTGTCTAAGATTAGGTAGTAGATTTACATTTAATTGTTCTTGAGTTTTTGTAATAGGAGTTAAATCAATATTTAATCCACTTTCATCTTCCACAGGTGGGTTTTCTTTACCCCATACTTGCATATCCTGAATTTTTTTGCCAAACCATGTACTAGGTTTAGCTCTAGATATATCATAAGCTTCATCACCTATTCTTTCTCCTCGAATTAAATCGTCAGCTGATACACTAGACATCCTAATTTTTTCTTCTTGTTCTTTAATGTGTTTGTCATAGTATTTATTTATATCTTCCTCTGTCATACCAGCCGTCATATAATCAAAATCACCTTCACCACTTAATGCTAAGGCGTTATCTTTAGACTGTTTTAAACTATCGAGTTTGTCTAAATTTTTTTTATAAATTTGAGCGCTTTTAAATAAATTTGCAGCATCGTTGCCCAGCGTTCTTTTTACTTTGTCAAAATCAGCAGATAAAGTTTGGTCTCCAGGTAGTATATACTCAGATGCTCTTTTTAAAGATTCGGGTAAATTATCTCCCATTCCCATTCCAAACAATGAATGACCGGCAACAAACGCTGCTTCAGGTATAATCCCCCACTTGGCAAGAGCTCTTAGTTTGCTAACATCAGTTACTCCAGAAGATTTTAAAAACTTACCAAAGTTTTCAGCTTCTGTACCTTTTGCAATTTTTCCAGAGTTAACTTTATCAACCCCTTTACGGAAACAAGTAGTGCCTTCTTGAAACCCGACCCTACCGCCAGCAGCAAGATCAGGGCAGCCCATTTTACTTAAAATATCTGCGGGTGAAGTTTTTAGTTTTTTACTATCAAAAGGAATATTTGCTCCAGGTTGCCTTTTACCCAATGCTTTATAAGGATTTCCTCCAATAGGTTTTAAATTTCCAGCTTCATCCAGTGTTTCAAAATAAAGTAATCCTCTTAAATTTTTAGGTATGTTATTGCTTTCACGTCTAGCTAAAGCATTAATTTCTTTAACTCTTCGTTCCCATCCTTCAGGTTTAGTTTCTTTTAATTCTAGCAATTCATTAGCTAAATTATTTCTTACTCTTTCAAAATTTTGAAGTCTTTCGGAATTGGTAACTACATCAATATAAGTTAAATCATCTAAAGAAGGAGAAATAGCTTTAATCTGCCCTTCTATTACAAATCCTTTTGCGCGCATGTGGTGCAAAGGCATTTCTTTGGTTCCTTTCATTTTTTTAGTAATACCTTTTGGGTCACCTACTTTTTTAATTTGTTCTTTTAATTTTCTAGCCTCTAATTCTTCTGGTTTAGAAATTTTTTTAAACTTTAAACCCATTTCATTACCTAAACGATTGACTTGTCTACTAACTACTACATCTGAAGTTCCTTCTGGAAAATATTTTTTAAAATCAGAAATTTTCATTGTTTGTTGAGGTCCTACAATTGTACCGCTTTTATATTTCTTAATATCCGCTTTTAATTTAGCTAAAGTATCTGAATCTACTATATTTTCAATTTTGGCCTGTGCGGTTGTTGTCTTTCCTGCTTTTGTTCTAGATCTTGTGGTATGCATGAGATCAGATTTTTCAAAAGGTAAATCATATTGATTTAATATTTCACCAACATAACTTTTTAATAATTCAGGAGTCTTCCATTTAGTTTTAATATTTTTTGGTAATTTGTTTGTTATATTTTTAGTAATAAGTCTATCACCACTGTCAGATACTTTTTCATAAGCCTCAATAATTGATGCAATTGTTCCTCCTCTAGGTTGACTCAACTTTAATTTATTTTTTTCTGTATAACTATAAACAGTATCTAAACTAGGTTTAACTCCAGGAACAGCCTCCCGAATTTGTTCAACACTTGGAAACGTTCCTTTTGGTAATTTAGATTTAGCTATCTTATATCCTTCTTTAATTCTTATTTCAGCAGGGTTTGGTTTTGCTTGAAGCTTTTCTACAAAAGCTTTGTACTCGGGCGTCATAACTCTTCTTCTACCATCAGAGTATGATGGGTCAGGAACACTTATAAATTTTTTACCTTTAAATTTTTTTCTAGCTTCTTGAGTAGGTGGTAATGTACCCGAACCATATCCCTCTTTTCCAGCATAGCTTCCCGGTTCATCAACCAAGCCACGTTTAGGTGTTGCTAGGCCGCCCTCATCAAACCCTTGAGGTGGTATGCCTTCATACTTGTATAAAATTTCATCAAGAACTTTTAAAACTCTAGACATTATTCTCCTAATAATTTAGCCACGCCACCAGATGCAAAATCATCAGCTTCATCAGCCCATCTTTCAGCATCAGCTTCTGCTCTGCCTTGAGCCCACTCATCTGCTTCTCTTTTTTTCGTACCTTTTAGATTGTACTTGTCTACGTTCTTGCCTGTTGCATATTTTTCAACTTCAGTAAAGTCAGATGCATGGTCTCCATATTTTTCAACTACAGACTCTTCATATTTTACACTCTCTGCATCTCCAGTAAATTCTGCTTCTTCTACGTCAAATTCATCTTTTGTTTTAACAGCTTTCTTTTTCCGAGGATTTTTAAGTTTTCCAGTTGCTAAATCCATATCAGGCTCAATCCATTCTCCTTTTTGTAAAGTAAGTCTTGTAGGTTGACCATGTCTTCCATCAACCCATCCATGTTTTCCTTCTCCAATATCAACTATAGTGTCTCCTGTATTTAAGTCGTGTTCTACTATAATTTTAGTTTTACTATTTGGAAGTTGTGCTTCTTTAACAATTACTCTTTCAGTCGTAGCATATTGTTTGCTCACATCTTTTCCTTCTTTAAGAACTTTATCTACTAATTTAGGAAACCAGGCTGGCATTCCCGTTGCGTTAGAAGCCTCAACTGCTTTAAGAGTTTTTGCTGCTGGTTTTGCGAATTTAAAATATTTACCAACAACAGGTATTGATGCTAAACCTGCCATAAGTTTTAAAAAATTTCTTCGGCTCATTCCGCCTTTGTCGAATCCTATTCTTCCGCCTTCATTAATTCCTTGTCTAAAAGGCGTTCTCTCTTTTGGAAGTTTCGTACCGATGTATTCCATTATAGGCATCATGTGTTGATGGTTATCTCTCCAGTCAGCCCAGGATCCTCCATATTCGAACGCGAACCCCGGATCGCCTCCATACATCATTCCCACTCTTGGTTCTTCACCAAGCATATAAGCTAAACCACCGCCGGCCATACCTTTAGGATCCCAATCGGTAAAATCCATTTCTAATTGATCACTAGGATCTTTAACCGTTTGTTTAAAAGGATCTTTAGGTGGAGCTTCTGAATACAGTTTATTTAATTTTTTAACTAAATCCGCTCTGCTTCTATTTCCCATTGTGTTAAACATAAATCCTCTTTCAATGTCTGAAATATCACCAAGTATAATTTGTCTTCCTTTAGGGTACTTAGCCAAATTTCTATAAATATCTAAAACCCCTTTTGAATCCATAGGCTTTTTATCAACTGATTCTTTGTATTTTCTAAAAGCGCTTTTGTAAGCATTCTCTTTGTTTCTTAGTTCAAATTCTTTAACTAATCGTGATGTTTCAGTTTGCTTATCTACTGCTGCTTTAAATTTAGGATCAACAGGAGCTTTAGGAGTCGTTTTAGTTACCTGGCCTATTTTAATATCCCCCGACTCTAAAAGTTTTTTAACTTGATTTGGATTTTTAACATCTTTTAAAACTTTAGGAAGTCCCGTCCAATCTTGTGGATTGTTCTTACTAAAATCAGGTTTAATGATTTTTGATTTCTCCACCATAGTTTGTGCTTGTTTTTTTAATTTTGCTAATTCGCTGGGTGAAGGAGATCTACCTTTTGCTTTTTGAAATGCCCTTATAAGTTTAAATATACTCATCAATAATATTCATGTTTCTTGGGCGTTTGTTTTTCTTCTTCGTAATCTTCCGGGTGTTTGATTAAACCCCCTTGTCTAAATCGCATCACGGCTTGAGTCATTGAGTCAACTAAATCGTCATTGTCGCCATGCGGAAATGCTGCACATTCTTCGATAACTTCCTCTGCGAACTTCTGTTGTGGCGCCCACACCATACCAGACTCAAAAACAGGGGCACAGCTATTTACTCTTACGTGTTTATCATTTCCTTTACTAGGTGTAAAGTTAATAACTGGGATGTCCATCTTACGTAATTCATAGGTCAAAGGCAATCCTGAAGCCTTCGCTTCCACAATCACCATCTCCGGTTGCCAGTATTTGTATTGTTCAAGGGCCTTTCTCCGTAGTTCAGGGAACTCGAACCTGTCTTTAACTGCATCTAATAACATGAGATGTAAAGGAGAATCGATATTAGGATAAAACAAACCCCACGTGGTAATAGCCGAATAATCAGCCGTTTCCTTCTTCAAGAACGCCGTATCGTAAGATTGTATGACGTAATGTAAATTAGGAATCCAATCATGTTTCCATTCTCTCCACCATTCCCGTTTAATAATAGCTCCTTCTTCTGAAGTTGGATTTTGCATCCATTGAGCGTTCCATTTACTAACCGGTAAAGTGGCTTGAACTTTTTCTAATTCATCAAGTTTCCAGTATTGAGGCCAAACCGGTTCCTTCTTGTTTGGTCCGTGGTCCAAGATTGCCGGAAACTCAACCACGTCCCACTGATCACCTTTCACTTCTTTTTGAGCTTTTAATAATTGAGCTGTTAAATCCTTCGTTGACCAACGTGTCATAACAAGCACGATTGAGGCGCCTGGTTGTAAACGTTGTCTTGGTCCTGATGTATACCATTCGTAAGCATTCTCTAAAGCTTGCTCTGACATGGCGTCTTGTTCCGAGTGAGGATCGTCAATAATCAATAAATCCGCACCACGGCCCGTGATTGCTCCACCAACACCAGCAGCAAAGTATTCGCCGCCTTGCGCGGTTTCCCATCTGCCCGCAGCTTTTGAATCTTCTTGTAATCTTGTTTGAAATATTTTTGAGTATTCTTCAGAATCAATTAAATTTTTTGCCTTACGTCCAAATCTTATGGCAAGTTCACCAGTGTGCGTGGCTTGAATTATTTTTAATTTTGGATTACGGCCCACCATCCACGATGGCAAGAGATAAGACGCAAATTCTGATTTAGTATGCCTAGGTGGCATATTTACGATTAAACGTTTTAGCTCACCCGTTGCTAATTTATTAAATTTTTCCGCTATGTGCCTGTGATGGGGCCCCTCTACAAATTCTGGCCACACCGCTTTAACAAAAGATAAAAAATCACTCTTGGCTTTGTTCTGTATCTTTTTTTCAGCATGCAGCACTTGAAGTTGTCGAAAAGTCTTTCGGACATCAGGCGGTAATTTTTTTATGTTTACCTTGTTCAAGTCCATATGGTACCAAAATGTTTTTATCAGGGCTGACCCTCTAAATCAAGGCCTAAAGGCAAAAGCAGTGGGACCCCTTTTTAAAAAAGCCTAAGGGGGTGTCCGTGTTTCATTGATGATGGAAATAGGTTTAGGTTCCGGGGGTCTCCCCCCCACCCACGGGCGGGGATAAAAGAGCCAGCGCGCGTTAGCGCGCTGGTTGTAGTTGTTTGTTAGTCTAACAAAGTCATGTAGGCTTTAGGATTTAACCTACTAAACTTATCTAAACACTTTTGCATTTTAGTATATTCACCCATAGCTTCTGCCTGCTTAACCTGATCATGAAGCATAGCCTCATCATGTGTTAGCATCTCTGATTGACCAGAGAATGGATTAGTTCTTTTTATTATTCTGTTATTCATAGTCCCATACTATCCTACTTATCTTTCGCGGTCAACCCATTGATTGTTATCATTTAAATAAGTATTAACAGGACGCGATTGTTTAGGTCGTTCAGGTACAGCCCTTGCAATGGCTTCTTTGTTATGAGTCCAATATTCATAAAGACAATTATAAGTACACGCAATTCCAAAGTAATTTGTTGAGTTGCGTGTTACATAAACCTTATTGCCCTTTAGTCCTCGGACCCTGTCTGTTGTTGATTGGTGGTGGCATTTAGGATTTTGACAATGGTTATACATTTTATCTTTCCTTAATTGTCATAGCCCAAGTTGCCATTCTCCAGCCGTCTGCATCTAAATCCCAATAGATGAAACAAGGTTTGCCGTCCTTTGATACAAAATACTTTCCTTGTTTTTCTGTGTCTGGATTAGTCCATTGACCTTTACGAGTTATAAACTTCTGATGTTTGTTTGCATAATAAGTTATAAAGAAGTTTTCTGGTATGTTTATTTGTGTTTGTGTTTTCATGTTTTATCGCTTTCTGTTTATATTGGGATAATACATCATTATCCCAATAATGTCAAATTAATTATGCAGATTGTTTTGCTTCGTATTGCATACGTTCCGCAATTTTTTGTTCTCTAGTTTTAGTTTTATTCTTCATACCTTTGATTAAACTAGCCAAGTTGCTTGGTTCGTAAATCATTAGTCCTGTTGAATTAGACCTAACCATTTCTGCTTCATCAACCTTGATACCAAGTTCTTCACAGAATTTAATTGCTTCTTCCATATATCTGTATGCTTTTAAACCCTCTTTAACTTTTTGGTATTGAGCTTCTAAACTATCAACCCAAGTTTGATGTTTAGCAACAAGTTGTCCTTTAACTGCTCTCCAACCCATAAAGATTTCAAACTCTTTACGACTACAAGGTATAGCTCTTTGTCTACAATGTGATGTTCCAATAATATCTACGTACCATTGACTATCAAACTTTTTAGTCAAGCCATTAGAATTATCATCATCAGAATTATAAGAAGAATAACGACCACTATAACCAAGAAACTTGTCATTAAGTTCCATGTGTTTAGTTTTATGTGGGTTATCATCTTTGTTTTTCATTTGAGCTATAATGTCAGGATTTAAACCTTTATCTTTTAGTTCTTCCCTGAAATAAGCATAAGCAAACGCTTTTTTCTCATCATCTCTACTATGGTAATCGTTTCCGTCTAAACTACCATACAGACCAAAATCAAAATGTGATTGAACAGTTTTCTTTTCATCATCTGTATCAACCTCATCTCTTTCTTCATCTGCTTCTTCTTTAGTAGTTGCAAAATAAAAGCATTTATCTTTTGCTACCACATCACAAGGACTACCATATTTCTTTTTAAACCCTTGTAATACTTTTACATCTTCAGGTAGATTTGTTCTTTCCACCACTTCTTTAGCAAGGGGAAACACTTTAGAGTATGCTTCATTAACATTCTCTCTAGCTTGAAAGTATCCCTCTTTTTCTTGCGTCATTTCTTCTTCAAATACATGTTTTATTCTATTAAAGAATTTCTGCCTGTATTCGTTATTTAGTCTTATTCGCGTCATTTATTGACCTCGCTTTCTGATTTAAATATATCAGAGCTTGACAAACTTGTCAATAGGGATTATATAGGAGTTATGAAAGAAATAAATTGTAGTCATTGCGGATGTACACCGAAGCCAGACGAATGGTCTAGTGAAACATTATGTATTGATTGTATAAATACGGAGGAATAAAATGGGTTACACATTTTGGATATGTATGTTGATATTATTTCATGTGTTAATATTATTTGCTCTTCCCAGATAAATGGAACTTTGGGAAATGATAATGGCAGGTGTAGTTACAATATTTATATTGTACTTCTATACTTGAGCCCCACCCACGGGCGGGGATAAAGTATCGTGACGCTTGACAGCTGGTCCCAGATAATATATGATGGGATCATGTTTACAAAGAAAAATTATGCGCTTTCACAGTAAACAGATTTGGGACGCTGAGGGGTACATCATAACAAACCCCTCGGACCCGCAAAACTTGAGCCCTGATCTGATTGGAACGCTTAAAGTAATAAAGAGTCCGGATGCAAGCCAGTCAGATCTGGGGTCAAGTTAAAATACTAGGTAGCGCGCCGCTTAGAACGGCCGCTTCTTGACCAAGGAACATGGCGCTCGTCTGGAGGACAAAATCTTCGGAGCGCCAAGCTACAAGCAACAAGCAACAAGTTTGACAAGCGTCAAGCTGTAGGATAAAATGGGAGACATTATGAAAGATATAAAAAAGAAACTAGTAAAACAAGTGAAGAGATCCCGGCCATCGCTGGCGCAGGAGATCAAAGACATGCCAATGAAGGACTTCAGAGCGCTGTGGTTCGTAGTACAACAAGGCCTGAAGATTAAGAAAAAATGCTAAAGAAAGAAGCAAAAGAAATAACCGGAGGGCTGTCAAAGCCTTCCAAGATGCCCGGACCGGCATATAATTTACCAGCTGCGCGCTGTATTACAGGCGCTAAGCTGGTCAAGATCCCAGGCAGCGTTTGCGCTGGCTGTTATGCATTGAAGGGCCGGTATAGGTTTGGCAATGTTCAAGCAGCGCTGGCCCGGAGGCTCGAGTCATTGGGCCATCCTAAATGGGTCGACGCCATGGTGGTGTTAATCACCGGAGAAAAATTTTTTAGATGGCATGATTCAGGAGATATACAGAGCCCGGAGCATTTAAAAGCAATATTTGAAGTATGTAAACGAACGCCGGCAACCAAACACTGGATGCCAACCCGGGAAGCACGGTTCCTGAAGCTCATGGACCCGGACATAATACCAACAAATTTAATTATTAGAATGAGCTCACATATGATTGATCAACAGCCGGTGAAATTCTGGCCGTGGACGTCGACCGTGTCAACGAAGAGCAAGACCTGCCCGGCCATGGATCAAGGCAACAGCTGCAAGGACTGCAGAGCATGCTGGGACCGGAAAATAACCAATGTCACATACCCGAAACACTAAGCCGGAAGATCTTCACGCAGAAAATACTGCAAGATTCAAGGATCAAGCTACAAGCATCAAGCCTCAGGCTCCAAGGGCCAAGCTACAAGCTCCAAGCAGCAAGCTTTCAAGCCCCAAGCGCAAGGTTCAAGCTCCAAGCCACAAGCTTCAAGCTCCTTTATCCGGGAACCACGGTACAAGTACCAGCCAATAAGTTTTGAGGACCTTTGACCAAGGGCCTCAACTAAGATAAATGTATTCTTCGGATGCGTCACATGAAACGCAATTTGATGTGGGGAAAATTTAATTTTTTTACCTTTGGTAACTTTTAACTCAACAGTAAAAAAGTTGCCAGAATTGTTGTAGCCCAAGCAGTCAGGAGTGCCAAGAGAGCTAAGATTTTCAAGCCTAGTCCACTTAATTCCTGGTGTATTTTTTTTAAGTTTAAGATATAATTTTCGCTCTGGAGCCATATTTTTTTAAGGTAAATCATAGCTACAACTCAAAGCCAGATTCTTTATCTGTCGGTGCTTTAATCATCTTTAATCCTTGAGGTTTAAATACTATTCTCATCGAGTTCGCACCAATAATTGTACTCTCTTGTACTTCTATTTTCTTTAATTCTTCTAAATGATTTCCTACATGCATGAAGACAGAGGCATCACCCAGCTCTCCCTTTGTGCCTTTGCCCTTGTTGTCCATGAATTCTTGTAAGAATCCCATTAACTCTCTTAATCTCATTTACCAAACTCTCCTTTATTTTTAACATTAGTTAAGTCATCTATATGTTGAGCCAACTTCTTATTATCTTTTTTCAGTTCAGAAACCTGCTTCTCCAACGTATTGGCTTTTGTTGTTTGAAACTTAAGTTCAACCATTTGTTCTCCAACCTGAGCTTGATGGGCTTTACTAATCTTCTCTAGCTCCTTAACTCTAGCGGCATATTTATATCCAGCTTTGAGATAATCTTGCACGAGTGATCTTGTCCCTTTCAAGAGAGAATCCTTCTCTACTAATTGACTCTTGAGATCTATGTTGTCTTTCTTATATTTATCTATGACTTTAGTTAAATCTAATTCACCTCTATCATCATGGTGTTTTAAATCATGCGCAAAAGGACCAGCATCAAAGCTAGGAACGTCTGAGGTTTTTAGCTTTTCTATTTGTTTTTCAAAGTCTATCGAATCTTTCTTAGTCGTAGTCATAGTTGACAATATAGGACACTTACCTTAAAATGTCAAATATGGGAGTACCAAAAAGATTAACTGAAATGCAACAAAGATTTGCTGAATTCTTAGTGTATGGAGGCCCTGAAGGCCCAGTCACTAAGACGGAGGCAGCTATACTTGCAGGATACTCAAAATTAAGAGCACCGCAAGAAGGATCAGAGCTAACCAACCCAAGACAAAGCCCATTAGTGGTAGAGTATATCGGTAAATTAAAACAAGATAGAATTGCTAAGCATGATGTTACCTATGAAGGACATTTAGCTGAGCTAGATAGAATTAAGAATGCAGCTTTAAAGAAAGGGTCTTTCTCTTCTGCCGTAAATGCTGAAGTAAGTCGTGGCAAGACAGCAGGACTATACATAGACAGAAAAATAATAAAGCATGGGAGATTAGAAGACATGTCAGAAGAGCAATTAGAAGCCAAGATGAAAAAGATTTTAGATGATTACGGCGCATTATTAAAAGATGTTACTCCTGAATCTAAGGAGATTGAAGAAAAGAAAGATCAATCAAAAACTTCTGAAGCTGACGGGAAATCCTTAGAATAACCCTCCTGCATATCAATATAGTCTTTAATACTAGCTATTTCGTTTTCTAGCTTTTCTATTTTTTCTTCTAGCTCTTTTATTTTTTCTTTGTCTTCTGTCATTGTAATATTTTTTCCATCTTAAGAACACAACCCATGGGGAATATGTTTCTGTCACTAAATACTTCATCCTTAGTGTCATAAGAACTAAATGTATATAAATATTTTTTAGTCTTCTTGTATACATAGGCCTGCGTTATCATCTCACTCACTTCAAATTTGTCAAACTCTTCTACCGTAGCATGTGCTGAATCCCCGGTAATATCTTCCCACCTTATCATATAGAAGTAATATTTCTTCTTATTAATAGTAGCATATTTATATTTAGATTTCTTGGCTCGTCTCATATAGTACCAAATATCACAAAAAAGGTTTTTCCAAAACCATTTACGCGCGCACGACCGATTAACTCTACGTCTTTATTGACTTTTTTGACTATTGGACATTTTAGACATTTTACAAATTTGTAAAATGTCAACACTTTAGCTAGTAATACCAACACTAATAGCTCAATTTGACACTTTACATTTAATATACGAATTTTTTTTTCAAAAATTTTTTTTATGAGTTTAAGTACTATATGTAAAATGTCCATTGCCATATTCCTGCCACATTCTTGTCACTTTTGCGCCATTTTCTCGAATTCTTCCAGTAATTCTGACTGA